CTAGAACTTCAATCACGACCGGTCAAAGTACCTAGGAACAGGTTAGCGGCCCTGTCCGCGAGTCTTCTTGCGCCCGCGACGACGGGGCCGTGAATGCTGGCCTTGACCCTGGGATGTGGTCTTGGGTGGACCGGGCTGGTGATCAATCCGTGCGGTGCCGGTCTTGCTGCGAACAGCCACTGAACTAGGGCAGTTAGTTCAGCGTAAATGTTTCGCTGAGATGGCCTGTAGCTAGTGCCGCCTGAAACTCCTCGATGTCATCCGAGGTGAAGGTGCCAGTAGAGAGAATGGCGTTGATGCTGGCCTGGATGGCGGCAACATTCGGCCGGCCAGCTTTGGCATCACCAATGAGGGCGATGAACTCCGTGGCGAGCGTATTCATCGGCAGGCTTGCCATCGACTGCGCACGGATGGAGGCGTAGACGCTGCTGGCGATCAACGCATCCCAGAAGGCTGGATAATCAGGGCCAGGCGGTGGTGGTGCAGGAGCAGGCTCGGGAGTGTTGCCGGCATCTAGCCAGTCCAGATACTCGCGGTAGTCCCGGTTGCCGGGGTCATTGGGGATTGTCGCGCCATCAGAGAGGCGGATAATGCTGGTGCCGGTGGTTAGTTGATACATGACTGGTTACAGTTCGGCGGAGGCGACAACTTCGGCATAAACAGCGCCTGCAGCATCTGGCGCTCCGCCAAATGTAAACCCACGAGGAGTTACGCCAGTAAATGTCAAACCCGAGCCAATAGTAGAGCCTAAATAAGATAGCGTTGGTGCAGTTCGCATTTCACTAGGATAATGAAAATGTATTTGCATAGTGTCTAGCACGACTGGCCCGGCTGAAAGCATTTTAATGTACGCATCGGTTTTTGAGTAATACCTCTGACACAACGCCAGCTCGGTCCCAATCGGCCGCTGCTCAAATGATGTGGCGACACTGCCGGGTTCTAGTTGGACCTTGGTAAATGTACCGCTGCTAAATTTCACCGTAGCGTTAGTGCCACCTGACAACGTGACATTGCCACCCTTGGCTACAGCAGAGCCGTCAACTGTTGCCGTAGCAGTGCCAGTCCAGTTCAGGGTGTAAGTGCCGCTAACGATGCTCAACCCTTCAACTACTTGCTCACAGCCCCCTGCTGGTGCTGTAACAGTGCGGACATCGGCGCTGTCGGTGAAGCTAATGTTCTCACCGGATGTAACTACTCGCCAGCGATCTAATGTGTATTGGTTAGCTCCGCTAGTAGCAGTGCCGGAAACATAGTCCCGTTGGTTGATGGTGGGGTTGCCGTTAATGATGACATTGCGGAAGCCAGCCAGCGGGCCGCCGTTGAGGTTGGCGATGTCAAAACTTCCCGTTACGCTGAAATTGCCATCAATGCTGACGGCATCAGTGCCAGCATCCACCTTAAATAGATTGGCCTTAGTGTCACCTTCAACACGGAAATTGCCATCAATGCTGACGGCATCAGTGCCAGCATCCACCTTAAATAGATTGGCCTTAGTGTCACCTTCAACACGGAAGTCATAATCTAGGCCACCATCATTAAATACAACTTCACTGGTGCCATATTCAACACGCTCTACTCCAGCAGTAGCAATGCCAAATTGATCAGCGCCTGGGCTGAAGATACCTGTATCTGTACCGCTGTCTTTGAAATACAACGGTGGCGCAGTGGCCGAACCATCCTCAAGTGGGATGGCGCTCCATTCGCCATCTAGTTGATAAAGCGTGATCCATGCGCTATTCGCAGCATTGCGAATCTTGAACAAGCCATTGGTGGTATCAGCCCATGGCATGTATGCATACGTCGTACTTGGTTCAGCCGCGCCGCTGTTCTGGCTGACAATTGCAGCCAGCGCATTATTCAGGTCGGCCCTGAATGCCGCCCCGGATTGGTTGGCAATGTTGTAGTCGTGCTGTGCCACAGATCAGATTTGCCTCCCGTATCCTATTGCAGTATAGGTGAAGTTTCGGCTCACGGCATTGTTGCCTGAATCGCGGAAAGTCACCGTGAAGCCCGTGCGGGTTTCAGACGTAATTGCAAAGTAATCGCCGCTGCCCATATTATAAGCCGTGATACCAAGAGATGGCGTTTGATAAAAGGCGTCCGTAAACGTTATGGCATAAGCGCTAGCGCTGCTTGTTAGCTGAGCGGACTGTTCAATGCGTTGTTGTAGCTCAAGTTCAGCGCCAAGTTCATCAATGATGATATTCTCTTGCTCGGAGTCGCTTGTTGCGATTACTTTGAATTGAAACGCACGCCCTCGCACAATGGCATTAACAAATTCATGCCAGTCACTCCACACTGGTGATGAGCCTGGATCATCAGGAGTTGATCTCACATAAAGACGTGCATTTACTTGGTCCAGCACGTCACCATCAATTGATGGCCAAAGATCAATCAAATCAGTTTGATCGTCCCAGAGATTGCCTGGCGTAAATGGCCTTGTAACGAAGTACCTACGAAGGTCTAGGTCAAATACTCCACCAAGATCATACGTGCTGCCAAATTCATACTCACCACTGCCCAGGCTACTGCTAACGCCATCAACGTTTGCAATATCATCCCACAAACCTGGCAGATCATCAATGAACTGTCCTAGGTTTAATATCAAGCCATCAAACTCTGAACTATAAACCATATTGGTGAGGTTGCCCGAGAACGGTGGGCTCTCCTGGTCTTCGCGGTAGCTTTGAACCAAAAGGCGTGGTTGTGGCGTTGGTAGGTCAACAACTGCCGTGGTGGCTGTATTGGATCGCCGGCCGCCATCATCTTCAAACTTCAGCAGATAGGTGCCTTCGAGCAGCGGCACTTGCTTTTGGGTTTGACTCCCAGCGGCCGCTGCAACAACATCCTGGCTTTCATCCCATAAAGCCCCAGAAGTAAGCGTGCTATGGCGAATCAATACCTTGCCGCCCAAGAGCACATCCAGCTCAGTGCTGCGGTTCCAGCTCAAGATGGCACTTGCTTCGTCAACAGGGATCAGCGAAATTCCACTGACGGCCTCGGGGGGAGCAGTCTTGCCAAATGCTTGGAAGGTCAGCGAAGCCGGCAGCACTGATGGCCGCAAAGCTGCATTCAAGCTATACACTTCAAACTGATAAATGCCAAGCGCTGATTCCCTTACTTCATAGTCTGGGCTTTCAACAACAGTTGTGAACCAGTTGCCGTTTTCAGCACGCCATCTCACGCGGTACTGCTTAACGCCAACGACTGGTTGCCAGTTCAGAATAATCTTTGCAAACGCACGGCCTTGTTCTTCGTAGAGAGTTTCCGTGGCTTGTAGATTGGTTGGTTCTTCCGGAATAACATTCAGATTGGTAATATCACGCTGCTGCAGTGGATCGCCGCGTTCGATGTAGTCATATTTTGACGGGTTGTATGCAATGGCATTAACGGCATATTGTGTTAGGTCTTGTTCTTGTACTGATAGCACGCGCCATAGCGAGGTTTGAATGTCAGAGGTTTCGTAGAGCCACACGCTATTGTTGTTCGGCGCTGTGCTAAATGGTGATGCAACAGTAATCACATTGCCGACAATGCTATTGACAGATCGTGATTCAACCGTTCCGCTTGGCGTGATGATTGAAAGCTGTGGTGCCGTGCCAAGCGTCAGGCCCGTGGCATTATCAACCGTGATCGCAGTAGTAGTAGCCGAAGCAATGCGTCCACCACGGCGGCCACCAGCCTTCACGGGATCACTGACGGCAATCACCTGCCCAGGGCGAACCACCACGCCAGCATCAATGCTGGCCGTGAAATTGATCACTTCAGCTTCGTAGTTTTCGGTGTAAATCAACCATTCACCAATCCTTGCTGCCTGGCCTCTACTGGTACAAGCAAATGCACTGATCTCTGTTTTAACGACACCATATTTTGCGATGGCGCTAGCATCTTCTACCACTTCATAGGCAATATCCCTAGACGCCAGATCTAGATAGCTGACAACTGCTACATTAGGCCGTGTCTTAAGACTGCCGCCTGAATAACTAAAGCCGTCCTCAGTGACATTAGCCAGCGTAAAGAGGTAGGCAGGGTCTGATGGGCGATCCTGGCTGACGGTAAGGCTACCAGTGGACCAATAAGGCATAGCTCGAAATACCGAGCACATATCATTGATCAGCTTGTAGGCTTCTTCTGCGGTTTGGATGTTTACATTACAAGAGAACCGTGGCTCATCTCCGCCGAAGCCATTGGGTACAATCTCGGAGCAATACTGCGAAGCGGAATAAAAAGCCCACTTATCAAGCTGCGCTGCGCTTATGTGATCCCCGAATCCGTAGCGTGTGGAAGTAAGCAAATCCCATAGGATCCAAGCTGGATCTGAGGTCCATTGCGCGGCACCAAAACTACCGTTCCAGATGCCGCTATAAATCAGCCGGCCATCAGTCTGATCAACCGTGGCGTTATTCGGTATCTTTACCTTGATGCCGCGAATGAGGTAGGAGCGCTGGGGTATACTGCTGAATTGCTCAGCATCAACGCGGATGCCAACTAGGGCGCTGTTTGGGTAGCGTAGCTTTGCATAGGTAAGTTCGGTGTAACTTGTCCAGTTAAACGCATTGACGAGCTTTGCACTGGTGCTGTCTTCCGTGATACGCAATACGCGCAGTTCAACTGGAAACGCACCAGTAAGATTCACAAGATAATTTCTCTGATATTGATCACCAGTGCGGCCCGCTATGGTGTCATCAATGACGGTAGTATAACCACCGCCGTTGTATTGAACGGCGATCTGCAGCCTTACGCTGGTGCCATAGATGTCGCCTTCATCTGTAAACTGCTGAAGTTGTGGTACGGTAATCGTAATTCGCGCTGCGTCAACATTTGTATCAGTGATTGTCCTGACAAGTGGTACATCTTGCTGCGCTGTTACACCTACAGGTTTTTCGTCTTCAATCG